AGCCGCCCGTCCTCGAGCCCGTCCCGGCACGGCAGCCGCGAGATCCGCTGCGAGGCATCGTCCACGCGCTCGACCCGGCCGAGCGCCAGATCGTCGCCGATGTCGGCGATGTAGTTGACCGTATCCGGCCCCGGGTCGTCACGGAACCAGATCCCGTCCGTCTCGCCGAGCTCGTAGTTCACGGCGCGGATGAGGCACCGCAGCTCCCCGCCCGGGCCGACCGCCACCGACGGGTTACACGGCAGCATCGGCGCGCACGGCACCTCGAGGCGCACGAAGCGCCCCGCCGGCAGCCGCTCGCCGAGTATCAGGCCGCCTTCTTCCCGGAGGGCGGCGGCGGCGCACCCTTCCCGCCACCCTTCGGCGGCTCCGGCTTCTCGGGGCCCTTCTTGTCGAGCCGGCGCTGGAACCGCGCCACGTCGCTTGGCTTTAGCATTCACGGATACCTCACATGTGGATGGTCGAGGGCATCGGCACCGCAAGATCTTGCGTTGCCTGGGAGACCAATGGCGGGACCGCCGTCAGCACCCGCAGGTGCGGCAGCGCGTACCACTCAAGCAGGATGTCCACCGGCGTGTTTGCGGGTTTCGTGTACATCTGCAGGGTCGGGATCGCGCGCCGGCGGTGCCAGATGGCGGCCGTGCACAGCGGGTACTTGATGTCCCACAGGTTCGCCGATTCCTTCTTCGCCGGCTTCTGGTCCGTGCAGCACGAGTTCAAGTACACAAGGTCGCACCACTCCGGCACCTCGGCGCGTATCGCAGCCCAGCGCTCGGCGAAGTTGTCCGGCAGGATGAAGTCGTCCTCGAAGATCACGAACTCCTCATGCCCCTCGCGCCACGCAATCTGCCACGCGATGTGCCACGACAAGACCAGGCACGTCGCGCCGCGGGTCACGAAGTAGTCCGAGTGCATCGGAATCTCGGACTTCACCTGCATCGTCTTCCCGAAGATGCCGTAGATGAAATCCAACTCGATGCCAGCCTTCGCGGCCTGCGCGCGCGCGTGCTCGGTGCGCTCCGGGGTCTCGGAGAGCGTGATGCAGTAGTACTTCACTCGATGCCCCCCACCCCGCGCCCCTTGCCGAAGGCGAACTTGCCCGAGCGGCGCACCGCCACACGGTGCAACCCGTGCGCATCGCAGAACTCATCCACCGCGCGCGTCACTCCGGGCCACGCCTGGTAGTCATCGCCGAACAGAATCCCACCCTGCCGCAACAGCGGCCAGTAATTCGCAAGGTCCGCCTTGCAATCCTCATAGTCGTGCGAGCCGTCGATGTAGATCACGTCCGCCACGACATTTTTTTCAGCCACCACCCGCGCCGCGATCGTCGCCGGCAGGGGGAGGGGGGTCACGCGCTCCGTCAACCCCAAGTGCATCATGTTCGACAGGAACAACTCGTGCAGCCGCGGATACCCCGCCTGCAGCCGCAGCGCCTCGTGCAGCCACCGATTGTCCCCATCGTGCCGCGCATAGTTCTCATGCGACCCCAACCACGTGTCGATGCACAGCAACCGCGCGTCGAGCCCGAGCCGCTTGCAAATCGCCATCATGTTAGCCGTTGAGCGCCCCTTCCACGAGCCCACCTCGATGATGGTCGAGGGACGAACCGCCCCCAAGACCTGCTCGAACATCGGGTCATCCGACCCCCAGCCCTGCAAGTCATGCTCGACCAACTTCGCACCCGAGTACGGGTCCACCAAAAAGAAATCTCGCCAGTTCATACCACCCCCCGGATCTGCCGCTTTACCGCCTTCTGCCACGTCGGCGCATACGCACCGTTACCCGTCGCCGCCTCCGACGCAAAAGTCAGCACGAAGGCATCCGCCACGTCAGGCGACGCCAACCCACGGCGCTTCATGTCGTCCTTGCCCTCGAGGCGCAGCTTCCCGTTCGACATGAACGAGTAGCGCGGCGAGGATAGTTCATTGACCAGCCGCTCGTCACGCGGCAGCTTGCAGTTCTTCGCCTCCAGCCACGCCTTCGCCTTGCCCCAGAGCTCCGCCCGCAGGTTCGCATACTGCCCCTTGAAGGCCGGCGACTCGCCGACGTTGATCCCTCGCGCCGGCAGCTTCAACTCCCGCAGCCGGTCCACCACGCCCGCGCCCAATCCGATGCTGTCCACCAGAATCTCCGCCGGACGGTCCCGATGGTCGGTGCACTCCCACTCGTGCATCACCGCGCCCGTCAGCGACATCAGGTCCAGCCCCTTCCACGTCTTCACCGGCGCCACGACTACGTTCGCCTGGCGCTTGCACAGCGCCGAGGAGTCCGCGCCGAAGCGCGCCACGTCGAGGCCCCACAGCACCAACGCGCCGGGGTTCTGCACCACATCCCGGTCCACCGCCGACTGAGCCAACTCGAGCCCGATCAGCGTGTCATCGTCCGCCACCGGGAACTCGCCCAGCACACGCACCCGGTAGGCATTACTGCCCTCCCCGTACCGGCTCGACATCTCCGCCACGTACTCGGGCGACACCCGGGGCGAGTCGAGGCAGCTTACGTGCAGGTTCTTCCACTCGCCGGACAGGCGGTGGAAGGTGTCGTAGAAGTACCCCTGCGTCCGGGTGGGGTTGCCCAAGAGCAGCGTCGTCGCGTTGTGGCCGGACATCGAGCCGCCCGCAGACTCGAACACCGCCTCGCTCACGCCCGGGGCCTCGTCCACCACCAGCAGCACATACTCGGCGTGGATGCCCTGCAGGGCGTCCGGCTGCTCCGCGCGGCTGGTGCGCGCCGAGATGAACGCCTCCTCCGGGCTCGCCTTCAACTCGATGCGGTCGGACTTGATCTCGAGCAGTTCACCCACCGCAGGCGGCAGGAGCTTGGCCCAACGTCGGCACTCGCCGAACAGGGCGTCGAAGAGCTGGCTGGCCGTGGGGGCCGTGACGACCACCTTCACCGGCACGCGGGTGAGCATGAACCAGAGCATGGCCCACGAGGCCACGGTGGACTTGCCCGTGCCGTGGCCGGAGCGGACGCTGATCTTGCGCTCACCGGCCGCCAGAAGCTCCAAGAGGCGGCGCTGCCACGGGTCAGGGGTGACGCCTAGGACTTCCTCCACGAAGGCCACAGGGGCCGCGTGGTAGCGCTTGACGAAGGCGAAGTACGGGTTCTCAGAATTTTTCATACGGTCCGTGTGGGGTTACGCAAACGCCGACCCCCCGCCAGGGGGCACCCGCCGGGGGGGGGTCTCGCGGGCGGCCGGAATCGCCCGCCGCGCTGCCCCTAGTGGAATCAGGCACTTACGCGCCCCCCGCCGTCGAACAGGGGGGGATTGTCCGCAGGGCGGTCAAAAGGGGCCCGAGTTAACATAATGGGCATTATACGCACTACGCCCCGCAACCCCTTGCGAATCAAGCACTTGCGCCGTGCGCGCGTGTGCGCATCGGTGCTCGAGCGCGTGTGCATCGCCAGTGCGTGAGTTATCCACAGGTTGTCCACAGAGTTATCCACAGGCCGGTTCAATGAGTCACGCGCGCGGGACCGTCGACTTCGGTGTGTCATTCGTCAGCTTTTCTGGCTCTTGCACGCTCACGGTCCGCATCAAGTCGCGCACCGCAGCAAGGTGCAGCGCTGTCGTGTCGGTGATGCGCACGTCGCTCTGAATCTTGTTGCCCCACCGCTTCGGGTCCATCCGTTCGGCCAGCCATTGCCTCGCACCCATGGCAACCTTCGCGGCGTTCGGGTCGATCTGTTCCTGCTCCACCTGGTCAGCCAACGCCTCGATGCGTTCAGCGTTCGCCAGGGCGCGCGCAGTCCGCACCAGCTCGAACTTCTCATGCCTCGCGGGATTGGACTGAATCGTCTCCCACAAGAGCTGATAAGGGATTTCGCTGCCCTTCACGAACGAAGACAGGCTGTTGCCCTCGGCAAGATGAATCCAGAGCTGGTCCCAGAAGGCCGGCGATTCCATGACCGTCAGCGCCTTCTCCCGCCTCGCCCGCTTGATTGGTGTCCCTGCCATCAGTCGCTCACGTGCACGTAGGTGCTGACGTCCTCGTAGTCCATGTCGTAGCCATCAACCGGCACCACGTCGAAGTTCGACCAGCGCCGCTTCATGGGTTCCGCTCGCTCCTGCCTGCTCGCTCGAGGTGGCGGCCGATGCTTGACCTCCTCTGCATAGATCCGGCGCCATAGCTTCTCAGCCGTCGTGAACCGGTGCCCGCAGGTCAAACACTCTCGCCTTCTCCTCGCCTCGGTCGGGAACTGGTAGACCTTGACGACCTCGCTAGGCTTGGCGCACTTCGGGCACTTCATCGTTCGGGCAGCTGCGGCTTGACCAGGTTGAGCCAGTCGTCGAGGCGCTGGATGACCAGAAACTCCCGTTTATCGCCACGGCACACGACCGCCGGGATTTCGTAAGGCGCACAGGCCGCCTTCGCCTGGTCAATCCAGTCGTAGACCGCAATGGACTTGCGGCGCTTGACCTCGAGCACCCACCGAGCGAGCCGGATATCAGCCCCGCCGTCTCTGGCCTGCCCCAGAATGCGATTGGTCTGCCACCCGGTCGAGTCGGTGATGATCTTGCATACCTCTCGTTCGGTCTCGGCGCCCCGTTGTCGTTGTCGCTTGCCCATCACCACCTCGCGGTCAGTCGCCCCAAGTCTACCGCATGACAGAGGTCCGCAATCAAGGGGCGCAAGTTCCGCAACATGGCGCGCGCGCGTTTCGCATCCCTCGCCTGCTGACGCCGACGCTCAATGTTCCTGGCGTAGTAGGCGCGATGGTAGGCCGCTCTCGTGGCGCCCGGGTCCCAATCGTCCGGCTCCCTCGAGGCATCGACCGCATCGCCGACGATGAGCCTCACCTGGTTGGCCTCGATGGTCTGTTGCGCCATCTCAGCCACGCGGTCGAGCCCGTAGGCCTTCTTGCGGTGCGCCACCTTGTGCCATCGATGGGGAAGACCGCCGGTGTTTTCGGTCTGACAGATCGGGCAGAGCTTAGGGGCGCTTCTGTTCATCGGCCATCTTCCAGAGCAGGTTGATGGACGGCTCCTTGCCGCCCCGATCGTTCTCGGCGAGCTCGACGG